CGCCGGCGCGCATCGCTGTCCGGAGCGCGACGAGGAATGCGAGCGCCACTTCCTGACTGAGCGACTTCGGCGCCACGCCGGATCGATAGCCCAGCCATCGGCAGATCAGCTTGACCTCAAGCGGTGAGACCCGCCTATCGCGCGGCGGCGGATCTGACGGCTGTCTGAAGCCTTCGAACGGGCTCGTCTCCAGCCAGTGCCATTCCTTGCGCGCGATGTTAAAGGCGTTGCGCATCCAGCTGATGTCGCGCTGAACCGATGCAGTCCCCACGCGCTCTACTTTCTCCCCATCACTACCCACGAAGCCTTTGAGCCTCGCATCGCGCCACGCCGCCAGGTCGGGCGTGCGCACCTCCTCCAGAGTCTTGTTTGCCAGATCGGGGAAGTTGCGCAAGAAGGCGCGCAGGCGCAGAGACTCCTGCCGCGCGCCGCGCTTCGCCGGGATTATCTCCTCGTCATAGCGCTCGAGCATTTGTTTCAGTGTATGGCGCGCCGCCGGGCTCTTGGAGTGCTGCTGACGGATCTCGAACTCGCGCCCAGCCGCCCATGACTTGGCTTCGCGTTGCGTGCGGAATGTCTGGGAATCGCGCTCCCCATGGACGTAGATCTGAGCGCGCCAGCCGTCTTTGTATGGGGTGATCGATGCCACTGTGGGGAGTGCCCTGGGGAATGTTTGGGGACTCGATTGTACATTTGTAGGCTTTCGGTGGACAACCATGCCTGTATGAATCAACAGTGGTTGCCGCCTAAGCCTTTGTTTCTACATCGATATACATTTTGTGTATATCGATGTTTACTACTCGTGGTGCGTGAGGCCGGACTCGACTTTCCTTATTTCTAGACGGTACCGCAGCACCGTGGGGAATTTTTGGGGAGCCGCGCTGCGTATCAGAAGCAAACCCTTACCGAATCTTGTTGTAGACTGCGCTTCATTACAAGATTTGTCTGAGATATGCAATGAAGCATAAAATCGACGCCCTTACGTCGCTGCGGTTCTTCGCGGCCGCATTGATTGTGGTTTTGCACGGAACCCAAGTTTTCGGACATATCGAGTTCACGAACCATTTCGCGATCTTTCAGGCGGTCGGCTTCTTCTATGTACTGTCCGGGTTTATCCTGGCCTACACCTACGAAGGCATTCCGCTGACGCGCGGCGCCTTGTCGAAGTACGGGCTGTCGCGCGCGGCCCGCGTTCTGCCGGTCCACCTGTTCACCGCGCTGCTAGCCTATGTGCTGATCGAGAGCGCCCGTGCGCCTTTCCATATCGCTGTCACGAACCTCGCACTGCTGCAGGCGTGGATTCCCGGCTTTGACTATTCATTCTCGCTGAACGGTGTGTCGTGGAGTATTTCAGACGAAGCATTCTTTTACACGTTGCTGCCGTTGCTTCTGGTGGATCTGCGCCGCACGTGGCTTCGCAACGCGGTGATCAGCGCATTGATGACCGCGGCGGTTCTGTATCTGGCGCGCGACAGTGTCGACCCGGCCCGCACATGGGCCAGCTATATTTTCCCGCTCACACGCCTGGTTGAATTCGTGGTCGGCGTGGCGGCGTTTCACCTGTACGGCCGGCTCGCGCCGCGCATCAAACGTCTATCGGTTCGATCTGCTACCGCGCTTGAGATCGTGGCGGCCGGCGTCACGATAGCGTCAATGCACTACAGCATGAACCTCGTCACAATGCGCGGCGTGAGCCGGCACATGGGCAATGCGTTTCAGAGCTGGTTTGGGAGTTCAGGAAGCTGCGTTATCTTCGGCGCGCTGGTCCTGATTATGGCTTGCGAGGCCGGGAAGCTGTCGTGGCTGCTGGCGCGTAAACCGCTCGTCTATCTCGGCGGCATCAGCTTTTCGCTGTACATGGTCCATCAGATCGTCGTGCGCGTGCTGATCGAGCATCCGGTCTGGCTGACTCACGCACCGACGTGGGTGAACTACCCGGCTTATGTCGCCACCGCCCTGCTTGGCGCGGCGGCGATCAACCGTTTTATCGAAGACCCGGCGCGTGTTGCTATCCTGCGCGCCTATGAGCACCGCGGAACTACGACAGCCTTACGACAACAAGAGTGAAGACGACTCCGGTTAAGTCATTGCCGGACGTCTGCTGAATTTCGTCATCGACACTGATAGTCGCTAAGCCATTTTCGAAAGTACCGATCGTGCCAACGCCACCCGGGATTCCAGAGCCGGACGGTCCAGCCTGCGCGCCGACGATAACATCGCCAACCTGAAGGCCAGGAACGCTGATGCCGACTTGACCCCCTGAAGCATCTACTCCCTCGAAGACCACCTTAAGAATTTCGTTTGATTTTATGACGGAAGAGGTCATGGTTTTCCTTTTGATTAACGAATGCGCCGAGCGCGGATGATGCCGTCACACGTCATGGTCGAAGTGCCAAATGACGCATAACCAACGAGAAAAATGGTGGTCGTTGACGCGAGACTTTCACGGACGATCGGAGTTGAAATCTGCTGAACCTGTCCAGTTTGATATCCCCCTTGAATAACGGTCGTCGTGAATAGTCCGTTGTTCCCTGTCGTGTTCGCTACGGTGCCATTGATACCGGCAGACAGCGCCGCAACGGTTGTCGTACCGGCGGGGCGGTAGCTGACCGTCCCGCTCACATCCCAATCACCGGCCGTCAGTGAAACTGACGTGCATGCGACCGCCGTGACAGTCGTCATTGACGTGCCCGCGGTCGAATTGGTCTGATACTCACCCCACGAACCGGCCTGGGCGCTGTCGTTGGTATTGGTTCCCTTGATGCCGACCGTGGTGGTCGGGGTGATCAGGCCGCTTGAATTTAGTGCAGCGACTTGCACCAGGCCGGAAGCACGATTGACCACCAAGGCCTGAGAAAGGAACGCTCCCGCGTCCGTGCGCGAAACCAGCACCAGATTGCTGCCGGCATTCGATCCGGTCTCAGCGGTACCATCGTTCTGCAAGATCCATCGACTGGAACCATTGCTCTGCCACGTCACTCCGAGCGTCGTCGTCGGAGTCGGATAGTTGAAGATGATGTTGCCGGTGAACGTCGCGCCGGTGGTCGCCGCAACGCCGAGGTTCGTACGCGCGCTCGCCGCGCTCGTTGCACCCGTGCCGCCGTTGGCAATAGCGAGGGTGCCAGCGAGGCCAGATAGCGGCGCCCATGCTGGCGCGCTGCTGGGGCCCGTCGAAACGATTGTCTGACCCGCGGTAGAGCCTGCCGGGTTCAGCAGTTGGATGGGGTTGAGCGTCGCGGCAAAGACCGTCGACGAAAGCGCGAACAGCGCGGCGGTGAGAAGTCTTTTCATTTAGTGCCCCTTGAATGTGTTGTCTTGCACGGCCGCCGCAACTGGAGCGGCCTTTGTCGGTGTTGGCAATAACGGGACATCCGTCACGCTACCCGGAGCCACCGCGAAGGCGCGCACGTCCGCATTCGCGACTGTCGCCTCCCGCGTCATACCGAACCAGAAGCCCGTCACCTGAGAAGATTCCTTCAGGAAATACATCACCAGGCCGCCGGCGGTCGCAGCGATAACCGGATCGCGCAACGTGCCATCTGCAAACCCGAGCAGCACGATGAACACGACGGCAATGGTCGCGGCGACGATCGCCAAACTGAGCAGCGGCCGCATGAAATCCTTCGGCTGCTGCGCGGCCAGTTTTCGGGCGCTGTCGCGGTCTGCCGCCTCGGCCTGATACTGCGCGGTGCGCTGCGCGTCGGCCGCCGTCTGAGCTGCCAATTCGGCCTGCTTCTGCTGCAACGCCACCTGTGCGAGCGTCGTCTGATTCGCGAGCTCGGCTTCGCGCAGCTTTTCGAGCAGCGTCGGATCGGCAGCGAGCGCGGCCGCGGCGGCGTCGGGATCGTCGGCCGGCGTCCCGGTCACCGACGAAATGATGGCGCCGACCGCGCCGCCGGCGATCGTGCCGATCGGGCCTAGTGCGGATCCGAGGAGTGGCGCGGCCTTGGCAATGATGGGGGCGAGATCAGACCATTTCATGCTGTTGCTCCCTTGAGCATGTTGTCGGCTATGCGGTTCGACCAGCCGCGGCTAAACGTCGGCCAACTCTTGAGGCCGTTTAAATACTTGAGGCGATACGCAAGGAATCGCAGCACAAAGATGCGTGGATCTGTGGCTTGAATTGCCGCAATCGTGTTCGGACCCATCTTCCCGTCGATGTCCGCGCCGCTCGCCTGCTGCGCCCAACGCACGGTGTCGCCGCCGTTGTAGTTGGCGTCGAACATCTGAAAAGCGATGTGCGGGTCGAGCTGGTCGAGGCTAAGCGAGTCCCAATATTCACTTTTGGCGATTGTCTTGGCAGTAGCGAGCGGCAAATCGCGCATTGCTCCGGTGTATCCGTTTGCGCGCGCGACGCGGGCCGTTATGCCCCACATCGTCTCGCCGCCTGGGTCGGCCGGGTTATTTGAATAACCGCCCTCGTTGCCGATCAGGGCGGTAAATGCATCGTCGAAGCTATTCACGTATTCACCTTTGACTTGACGTATTGCCACAGCGCGACGCCAAGCAGTCCGATCAAGGCCCACATTCCCTTCTTGGCCAGCTCGCGGCGGAGATCTTCATAGAACTGAGTGCGTGCCTCTTCCTTTGCAATCAGCGCTTCATGCGCGCGACGGTGCCCGTCAGGATCGTCGTTTGGAAAACCCTTATGCAGATCGTCGACCCGACGAATAACCTCATCAAGCTTGCGGGCTTGCACCTCGTTGTCGCTTCGGTTTTCGGTGTGACGTTGGGCGATTTCGTCGCGCAGACCATCGAGCGCGGCCACGACAGCCCCAAAACCATCGCCCTCGGTATGCACGGCGTCTGCATATTTCACGCGCTCACCCATCCTTTACCCCGCTTAGATCTTTTCCGTTTTGGATGGATTACCTTACGCTCCCCATCCGTTGAACCGAATGCCCTTATCCGTGTAGCCCATCAGTTTCGGGTGCGTTGGGATCGCTTCGTTGTCGTAGGTTCCGTAACCTTCGAAAGTATTAATACCGATCTTGTCGGTCGTCTCGTTCACGAAGGTCGAAAGGATCGAGCAGTGGGAGAATTGCAAGCCTGAAGGGAAGCTGTCGTTGCCGACTGCGTTGAAGTACGCACCAAAGCAACCGGGCTGGCCGACACCAACTACGTTGTTGCCAACAAAGTGGCATCGATTGAACGAAACGTTATCGACGAACGCAAAATATCCAGCGTTCGAATTGATCGCGCTCGTCGTATCAAAGCGGCAGTCGTTGAACGAACTGAGCCACGTATCGTTAAAGACCGACGCAACGCCGTCCATAAACAAACCAGTGTGACCGTTTGCCGTGCTGGCAAAGAAACAGTTATTGATCTGGTTGTTGACGTTGTAGTTACCGGTCGGCGCCGCGCCGCCCTGCCACCACATACCGAACTTGGTGTACTGATTGCCGCTGACGTTCCTGATCTGCGTGCCGCAGGACGCCGTCAGGAACAGACATCCCTCTGCGAGAAGGCCGGCAAAAAGCTTGAACCCTTCGAGATGGACGTCGCTGATAGCACCGGTTACCCTGAGCATCGCTCCTGACATAGCAGCCGAAGCCTGGATATTTGTAGCCGGTGGCGTTGCGGCGCCGAAGCCGCCGCCCATACCAATCAGCTTGACGCCGTTTTTCGTCGACTGGATCGAGCCCGCGTTGCCGGTGCCGATGGTTACCGGCGTTGCCCAGTTGTACTGTTTACCCATCAGCCGAACCGTGCCACCGCGCGCCGGCAGAGCATTAATAGCCTTCTGCGTGTAGACCGCGTCGTCAGCGCCGCCGCCAATTCCTCCGCCGCCGAACTGTTCGACATACCAGTCGGGTGGTGTATTCAATTTCCACCGGCGGCCGAGTGCGTCGACGATAATCGATCCACCGTTATCGGTACTTGTCGTATCAGACGCGTCAACTTCGTACGGTCCACCGCCTCCGTCCAGCGAGTTGTAGTAACCCGTCACGAAGCAGGACTGGAAACGCGGATCTGCGTTCGCCTGAAGTTTGGCGATAGACGTAAAGTTCCGGCGAAGACCGAAACCCCAAACGAGTTCTGCATCGCCAACGGATTGCTGGGGAGGCTGCCCTACCGAAAGCGTCGTGCCCGTGCGCACATAGACGCGCGAAATGCCTGTCGGGATCGGCGTAGGAAACGTGAGAGTCGTGCCGTTTAATGAGAAGTCGAGCTGCGGCGTTGCATCCCAATACGCCCAACAGTTCGCGGCACTTATCGGCGCGCGCGAAAGCGTAAGGCTGCTCGTCACGTCTGGCGTGAAATCGGTGCCGGCCTTGAAGCCAGGATTTCCGTCCGAGCCTTTTTCAAAGCGCATGTCGCCAGCGCCGATCGACGCGGGTATCGGCACCATTTCCTGTATGCCGTTCGCATCAAAGCCGAGAAGCATCCCAGCGCGCTCGGTCGAGGGCGGCAATGTACCGTCAACGGCGTACTCGGTTACCGGATACTGGATCGCACGCTTGCCGGCGCCGCTAACATCCTGCAGCGCCATCCAGATTCTGTCGAAGTCAGCATTGACGGTGACGGCCAGTAAGTCTCCGTTGTCCTGATAATCGGTGTCGCGCTCAATCGAAATGTCGCGATAGATGATGACCTTACCTGTCGGTGCCGTCGTGAATACCACGGAACCGCCGGACGACACGCCGATACCATTCACCGAGATCTGTGAGCCGATCGCCTGCAAAACTCCGTCGAGCAGAACCTTAATATCCGCACTTTCTAGAATGGCGAACGGAAAGGGAAAGAGCGTCGTTACGCCATTCCCCTGATACGAAATGATCGGATTCTGGACTGGGACTGTCACGCGGCGGCCTCTCTGTGTGGAGCGCCGCCGGGCGGCGCTACATTTCGAGCGTCACTTCATGAACGCCCGTGCTTGGACGCCAATCGTGCGATGAGTCGCCGGTCGAATTCCCGACCAACTTGCCTATACGAACAGGGGTTTCAAGGATTGCGGACGCGCCCGAGTCGATGAAGTCGTCCGGCTGCGTCTTGATGAGGGGGTTGAACTGCTTCATCTGGTCCCAGACAGGGCCGTCTAGCACGTCGACGTGGGCCCAGAGAATCCCCGATCGCAGCGGCCCCTCGAGGCCGCCGAGGATCTTCTCGTTCTTGTTGACGGTCGCCGTGCGCTCGAGCACGCCACACTGAAGGCGCCGCTGACTGATGGCTTTACGCAACAGTTGCGGCGCAAATGACCCGACGCCGTTCGTTTCAACGTAAATCTGCGGGATCGAATAGCGCTCGATCAGGTCGCATATCTGCATAACCTGGCCGCCCTCTATCTTCGCGTTGTCCTTTGAGAACACCGCGAATTCGCCGAGCATGGCTTGTGCGACGTGCCAGTAATAATTCCCGGCCGCATCGTCGAGGATCAGCGACAGCGCCGAATCGTCGCCGCCGGCCTTACCCGTCGCACAGTCCCAATATGCTCGAGCACTCACGATGCGCGCCGCCCCGAGCATCATGCGCATTTCGCGGTTCGCGCGCTCGACGACCGGCTGCACGTCGTATGGCCGCATCTTCTCCGGATCGAGACGGGACTCGGTGACGGGCTTCGAGTGCAGCTGGTACTGGCTGTCCCACTCGTTGATCGTGCGCGTCTCGCGCCGGCGCTTTTCTAGCTCGGCGTGCACGAAGCGATCCGGCCACGCGCAGCCTGCATAGAAATCGATCAGCGCGCCCGGCGGGTTCGCGAACCAGACGCGGTTGCCTTCTTCGACGAAGTAATCGACGCCCTCTGCCAGAAGGCGTGCGGGCTTGCCAATGCCGGAAAATACGTATTCAGGATGGAACGGCACCTGATAGCGATCATCGGTCGCGTTATCAATGCGGTGTTCGTGTTCGAACATGCGTATCGTCAGACAGTCCGCGCCAAGCCGCTCCATTTCGTCGTACAGCGAATCGTGCGTGTGCGGCGTGCCGATGTACAGCTTTCGACCGCCCGGCACCAGAATGTGTGTCTGCTCGCCAAGGCGATAGCGCAGCTTCTCGCGGGCCTCGGGCGTCTGGATGTTGCGCGGCACCTCGACGTCATCGTTCTGGCATTCGTCCGCGCGCGCGCTGGTCACGTTCGACAGGATGCCCTTGGCGTACATGCTGGCGTTTCGATGATCGGTCGCGCCAATCACCCACCATTGCTCGACGGTGCCCTGATTGGGCGGCAGCAGGCCAGTCGTCAGCGGATGCCGGCGGATAACGTTCTGCGTGTCACGGCTGGTCTTGTACGCGGTGCCATCCGCTTCGGACTGGTGGAGTATCCGATACGCCTGATCTTCGTAATAGCACCAGGCGTTATAGACCGCGAGGATCGTCGATTTACCGAAGCCGCGAAAGCATCGCAGCACCGCGAGGTCGCCGCGGCTCTCCAGCCAGTGACACGCAATGATGTGCACATCCGGGACGGTCCACCGCATGCGGTCCGCCCAGATTAAATAGAACGCGAGGAACGATATCTTACGCCCCACCGGCCGCACGCTTCAGGAAGCCCGCGCGCGACGTGCCGTCCTGAACCTTTTTGACCAGATCGGCCGCCCGCTTCTCTGCGTCCTGAATTCTCCGGTCCATTTCTGGCTCGCCATACGGGTCGCGACCTAGCGCGGCCTTATCGTTGGCGATCAATTTGCGGGTTTCATGCGCGAGCATCACCGTCGCCACGGCGTTTTTCTTCTCCCAGTAGCGATCGCCGCGCTGTTCTTTCGTGAGCTGATCACCCATGGCGCCGACACCCGGCCAGTTGTCCGGGTCGGCTTCGTCGAGATAGACGTCGATCAGACGCTCCTCGAGATCCTTCAATCGCTCAATCTGATCCTCTCGCATTATTGTGCCCCCACCGCTGTTGCGAGATTCGGCGCGCGCTGCGGCGACGTCGATCCCGGCTGCCACCAGTAATCGTTGCCGAACTCCCTGTTCGACTTGTTGATGTTCCGTTGCGTCACGCCCGGCGAAACGTTCTCGGCCAGATTGTCCCAGATAAGGCGGTTCATGACCGTCTTCCAATACCACAAATTCAGCAGCGGTAGATTGGACTTTGCGACCTTCACCATATCGGCGCCCACGTGCGTATCCTTACCTTCGGATGCGTCGGCAGCATTCTCAGCAAGCGCGTGCACGGGCTGAAAGATCGTCGAGAGTACCGGGCCACCGACCAGACTGGACAGCAGAGAGCCATAGTCATTGCTTGTCAGCGCCGCATTCAGCATGTCGCCAGCAAAGCCCGCGCCGCCGCCGGTCGTGAACGCGCGCGTCCAGAACGATGCTGCGTGTTTCAGATCACCGCCCACCGACTCGGGATCTTTGCCGGCCAACAGGTTTTTGACTTCGGTCGTGATCGCACCAATCAGCGTCGTGCTGACGATCAGCGCAGTGCCGTACGCGAGCGGGTTGGCGAGTGCTGGCGCGCCGTCGACCTTGAAATCTCCAGACCGGCGCATTTCCGACAGTCGCCCCCAGTGGCGCGTGATCATCGCGATCGGGAAGCTTTTGAACTGCATGAAGGTCTTTTGCAGCTCGCCCTTCCACGTGCCCGCATTGCCAGCCGTAATCACCTTCGTCGTCAGGTCGGGATTGAGAACCGCGAACTCGCCCTCCTCGCGGATCATGCCGAGCAGCTTGGGCGCGATGTTCGACGCGTCGGCGTGGCCGGTTTCATAGATCGAGTCAGGCGTCAGGTATTGATTGCTGCCGTACTTACTTGGCTCTGCCTTGTTGACGACATCCCAATCCCCATTCGTGATCCCGCCGCGCGTCAGCGCGCGCCGGTCCCATTCCGTCAGATCGGCCCACGGCGTTTTCGAGATTTCGGCGAGGCCACGCATCATGTTGGCCTGGAAGCCGGTCCGAAGCGCATCCGTCCAGCCAGTCACTCCACCGAACTTCATCGTCGCCGCCGAAAGGTTTTTAGCCCAGTCAGTCGCGAGATTGTCTTGCCCCCAGCGCGTCATGCCGTGCTCGAGGTTTTCAGCGATCAGCCCTTGCGACGACAACCACGAACGCAGATCTTTCGAGCCCGGCGCCATCAGGCGCGCCGCCGTGCCCAGCGTGCGGAAGAATGGCACCTTGTTGTAGTTCGCTGTTACGAACATGGTGCCGACGTCGCCCAGCGCGGCGAGAAGTGTACCTTGCAGCTTGATCGCACCGACAGTCGTCCGGACAGTCTGGAAATTGCGCGCGAGCGATGGATCGATCGGCGTGTTCGTGTTTCCGTTGACGTAGTCCCAATAGGCGCCGATCGACGTCGGACCTTTTTCTAGGATGCGAACCGGCGTGCCATCGTGCTCGGCCGTGCGGTCGATCTGCGCCATGATGTTGCGCGTCGGGTTCGGGCCGTAGCGCTCGACCAGCGCGATATTCTTCGCCATGCCGGTGACGTGGTCGTTCAGTGCATTCAGTAGCGAACCCTCGCCATAGGCGCGGTTGTAATCCATGTGCGCGTCAGCGTCCACGAAGTGCAGGAAGCGATGCTCTGAATTGGCATTCGCACGCGCGCCGACCGCGCCGCGGACGGTCGTGATCTCGCGCGGCGATGTTCCGGCGATCTCATCCCAGATGCCCGGTGCGCGCTTCTTGACGTCTTTTCCCTTCGCGGCAATGTTCGCTTCCTGCCACGGCCCGCGCGCCTCACCGGTCAGCATCTGGCGAACCTCGCCGTCAGTCATCACGTCGCCGTTGTCGTTCAGATACTTCGAGCGGTCGAGCAGCGGGAGAACGAAATCTGCCCACGCGCGGCGCTGCACGTCCGAGCCATTGCCGAGCACCTTCGATTGACTGTGGCGGATTGGCACGTATCCATAGCCCACGTCGCCCACATTGCCGCCGGAAGCGTTGAAACGCTTGCGCATCGCCTCGTTTGTCTTGCTGACCTGCTCAGCCGCGGCTTTCGCCACCTCGTTTCCGGTCGATCCATCGGCCTTCTTGTAGATCTCGCGAATGATGTCGCGCTCCATCGCCGGGTTGTCGACGTCGAACGCGCGCGCAAGGAAGTTCTGACCTTCCTTCATGGCGTCGATCGCGCCCATCGTCTGGCGCATGTAATCGGCCTTGATCGCGCCGGACATGACATACGCCTGTTCGATGTCGTGCTTCACGGCCTTCTGCCGCGCATTCTTATCGTGGGCCTTTTCGGGCTCTGCGTAGAGTGCGTCTTCGATCCGGTTTTGCGTTTCGAGTTGCTTCGATACCTGCAGCAGCTTGCGTTGCTTGGCCAGCTCCGCTTCCTGAATCAGTTGCTTCGACGCCCATTCCGCGCCCGCAGTAACGCGCTCACCGGTCGTCATGCTGCGCCACGCATCGATGTCCCGGTTCGCAACTGATCGCATGCCAGCGCGCACGCGATCTTCGATATGGTCGAGTTCTACCTTCGTCAGAGGCTTGCGACCGGCGGAAGTGCGGACCGCCTGCACCGCGTCGACACACTTATCATGCATTTTCAAATCTCCGTTGCGATGAAGCAGTTCGCCGCAGCTTTAAACAGATTCGCATCTTCCACGGTGGCCGCGTGCTCGTTGTCGATCAATTCAAGTGCGGATGCGATTGTCCCGTTATGCTCGGGCTGCGTCGGATCAGACGAGTCCAGGTGAACCGGAATGTCCGGGTTATCCGCCGCCGCCTCTCGCACGTTGGTCTCCACAGCGCCGAGCGAATTCTTGCCTTCCGCGCCAGACGCGCCTACAATTTCATTGCCGGTCCTGAGGCTAGCTGTGTCATCCGAGGGTCTAACAGCGGGAGTGTCCGTCCTAGTCCCGCTGCCGGCACCCCTCTCGTCAAACGCTGTCAGCAGCCATTTCTTCGCTTTACCTTCCCAATCCAGCCTGACCACAGCGTGACCTGTATCGTCGACCAGACGGATACGGTTTGGGCCTGACTTCGTGTCGTCTTTGTGCAGGCGAGAAAGAAAGCCCTGCAAATCATCCATGACTTCGGGGTGTTTTTCGGCAATCTTGGCCAGCCCGTATCCCTGCCGTTGGCCTTCGGTCGGGCGCCCGTAGACCAGGTCAATATCACCGACTTCCGGGTGGCTCAGCGCCGCCGTCGCATCGCCGGTTTTGTCGGCCATGAGTTGCTTGATAGCTCCCTGCGCATCGCCCTTGAAATTGTCATGCACCGGGCCAAATGACGAGGTTCCCGAATCAGCTGACACAGCAGGCACGTTGACAGCGTCCGACACATCACGCTCGAATGCCTGATATGTTGCACGGGTCGTCGCGTCGGCCGGAAGCGCGTCGGCGATCTGCGGGAACGATCCGCCGCTCATCTGATTCGCCGCCAGCTCGAATGCATCCTGATGCGCGGCCATGCCCGCAACGTCCGTCTCGGGCAGAATGTTTGCGTCGTCAACCATGTTCTGGCCGTGCGACACCAGCGCGGCGTCGACCTGATCGGGCGTCGCATTGAACTTCACGCTGTTGATCTGCTGCGTGGCCGCGAACCGATCGTACTTGCGCAGATACTTGATCGTCTCCGGATCGGTCGGCGCACCGCCGGCGTGCACAGCCTCGGCCTGCTTCACACCGCCGTTGTATTCCGTCAGCGCTGCCCGCACGTCTCCGTCGTACCGCTGAAGCAGATCCTTCGAATAGGCCGCCGCGGCGTCGATCGAGTTGACCGGATCGGTAGGGTCGCCCTTGCCGAATCCCGCCCAAGTGTCGGGCGTGAACTGCATCACTCCTTTGGCGCCCTTCGGGCTCACCTGATTGCTGTTCGACTGTTCGCCCCTGTTCTTGATGAACAGCAGCATTTCGGGAGGCACGCCGGCGGCCTGCGCGGCCTGCGTCGCGTACGCGTCGAGCTGCGGCGCGTTGTACCGCAAAGCCTTGCGGGTATCGACTGGCAAGTCAGTGAGCGGCACGTCGACAGGCGCGGTATTCGGCGCGGCCGCGGCTGCATCAGTTGCCGCGCCAGCCTTTGCCGAGCGCGCCATCCCGACCGCGTGCGCGCCGGCGAACATGCCAGCAACCAGCGTTGATGCGGCAAGGCTAGTCGGGTCTAGCGGGTCAATCTGATCGGCAAGGTGGTCATAGTTTGAGTTGCGCAGAATCGCCTTCTCGGCGACGCCCTGCGCGATGTTCATGCCGGGGCCGCCGACAGCCACAAGGCCAGCCGTTCTGGCGATCGTCGAGCCAGCGACAGGCAGCACGGCACCGACGCCACTGAGCGTACCCTCCACCGCGCCGACAGCGGTACGCGTGCCGACATCCACACCCTGGCGCTTCAGGTCTTCCGACCGCGCCAAGCCGATCGATGCGCCGCCGGCCACCGCGCCACCAACAGGACCGAATAGCAGCGTCGACGGAACGAGTTGCGTGAGACCACTCACGGCGCCCTGCACAATCTGATCGGTCGCGGTCGTCTTCGTCGGGTCCGGCTTCAGCGTGTCGGCCAGGTCATACGCCGAGGTGCCGAGCTTAGATTCGAACAGATGCCCGGCTTGCTGTTTCGCAATGGCGTCGTTTATCTGCTTGTCGGCGTCGGCCTGCGCGTTCGGGTTCAGCGCGAGCGTGTCGGGATCAACGAAGATCTGCGATGCGCCGCTGACCGTGTCAGACAGGCCGCCGCCAAACTGCAGTGCGCCCTGACCGAAGCCGCGACCCACCGCGCGCGCGATCGAACTGATAGACGTCGACGGCGCTGTCTGCGGCGTCGGCACATTCACCTGATTCGAGCCGGCCAGATACTGGCCCGTCGATTCCGCATAGAGGTCATCAATCGGCATATTGGCCTCAGAACGGGTTATTGATCATGTCAGGCGTCGATGCGGTCGCAGCCGGAGCGGCAGATTTCGCCTTCTGCCCCAGCGAAAGGTGAACTGTTACGGGAGCGCCCGTCGAGTCCTGAACGAACTTCGAGCCGGTCGCAACCGCGTACGTACCGCGCACGCCGACGCGCACCAGTTGGTAACTCGGAAACTTCGACATGAAGTCGCTCACCGGGATCGGCTTGCCGTTGGCGTAGACGGTGTCAATCGGCTTGCCGCCAACCATGTTCTCAATGTTGGTGGCGTCAGCGCTCTTGACGCTCGACTGGAAATCGTTCTCTTTCCAGCCATACGGCATGGCGACGCGATTCGGGTTGCCGTTGTAGCGCGTGCCGCCAGTGGTTGAAATTCCGCCCGTCGCAGCGTCGATTCCGTTCTGTATGTCAGTGCTGTTCGGCACCGTGCGGCCGTTGCGCGCGGCGCTGCCGATCGCGATGTAGTAGGCGCTTTCCTTCGCGTCCGTCGCCTGATCAGGCGGCATGGCGCCGTCGATCGCGCTCGCGATCGTCGCGTGCATACCTGTGCCGGCCATTTCGTCGACCTTGACCGTCTTGTCGGCGATTGCCTGCTGGCCGGACAGGATGAACGCGCCGACCGGCTGGCCGGTGATCGTCGTCAGCGGCGAGCCGTTGCCGCCCGCGGCGCCCGCCTTGAGAGCGAGCGCGACAGCGGGATTCTTTTCTTTCCACTGCGCGGCCAGGTCATTGATGCGCTGGCCTTGCCCGAATGCACCGCCGATGCCGTTCAGCACCTGAGCCTGTGCGTCAACAGGAAGTGCGGTCACGGTCTTGAGCACGTTCTGCGCTTCGTCCGGCGTCAGCAAAGAAACCTGACGGCCGGCGGCTTGGTCGACGATACCGGCCGCCTTGCCGCGCGCGGCGAGCGACGCGGTCAGCGCCGGAATGCTCGATGTGTCGATCTGCGGCATAGCCTGAATCACACCGCGATCAAGCGCGGCGTTCCACGGGTCTTTCTGGTATGCCTCGACGCTCGCGGTGTAGATCTGCTGCCGCTGCTTCACCGCTGCCGCGATCGCCGGATCTGTGCCGACACCCGGCGTATTCGCCGCCGTCTGGTCTGCCTGAATCGCCGTGCGCATCTGCGGGATCGGCAACGTAGAGAAGCCCGCGTTTTTCGCGCTGCCCGCGATCAGCTCCTGCGTCTGGCCGGCCAGCGACGTGCCGGTCGTCGCGTCGGTGAGGTGCTTGATGTATGCAGGGCTGAACTGCTTGCCCTGATTCATCAAATCGAGGCCTTGATTGAACGCGCCGGCGGCCTGCGTCTCGCGCGCCTGCGCGGCCGCATCCGTCTGGTTCTGCATCGCGAGACTTTGCGACACCGCTGTCGACAGGACGCGATTGCGAGCGTTGGCGTCGAGCTTGCCAGCGTAGAAGCCGTCCGGGGACGTCAGATCAGCCTGAAGCTTCTGAAGCGCCGGGAGATCACCGTTCGCTCGAGCGGCAATTACGGCACCTTCTGCGTGGGCCGCATACTGGTTGTCCGACCAGTCCTGTGCCACCTTGTCAGCAGTAGGCTTGGGGATTCCCGCTGCCGCCGCGGCGCTGAGATACGCTGATTTCGTGCTAGCGACAGTCGAATCGATCGTGGCCGGCGCGACAGCGATGCTCTTGCCAGCGGTGTCGAGCAGCGAATTGGCGTTGGTCGCGATCTGCTGCTGCGAGTTCTTCGTCAGCGCTTCCTGAGTGCCAAGCTGAACGGTGCGGTTGACGCCCTGCGACTGGATTTGTGCGACGTTCTTGTAGTGGTTGTCAGGCAGCGCGCCAATGGTCGAGTCAAACGACTGCTTCTGTGCGTCGGCGATCGCGGTCTGATAACCGGTCTGGTCCAACTCGCCGCTCTGAAGCTTCGTGCCCGCGTCGTGCATCGCCAACTGCATGTTGGTCGCGTGCTGCTGATAGGCAGTCGCGGCGGCCGTCCGCTGCAGATCGTCATTGATCTTCGCCTGCTGGGCAGCAAGCTTGTCGCCGAACTGCTCGAGTGTCGATCCGACGCCCTGCTTTGCCTGCGCCGACAGCGCGCCGAAGTCAGCAGCGCTGGTCTGCACCTGCTGCGGCGGCTGGCTGATTACGTCGCCCTGATTTCCGAGTGGGATGCGCGCCATGGTTTAGCCGTAGTTCGAAGGTGTGTCGAAGCCGGAATAGCTCGACTGCAAATCAGCATTGAAGCCGCCCGAGCCCGAAGACGACGAGCCGGCCGCCGTCTTCCATCCGCTCGCGTTGCTTGCGCCGCCGAGCGCGCCGAGCGCAGACTTTGCGAGTCCCATCTTGCCGGCCTTGACGGCGTCTGCTGCGCCCTGCTGCTCATAGAAGGCCTGAAGCCGCTGGTTCGACGCTCGCGAGTCAGCATTGAGAATGGTGTTCAGCGCGTCCTGCTCGGTGTTCTGAGTAATCTTTTCCCGGACATCGACCGCGGTTCCCTGGCTCACATCGACGCCAGAAGCGGCCATCGCGGCATTTGCCTGTCCGATGTTCGAAGCACCTTGCGTGCGAATGCGACGCGCGGCCTGATAGCCGGCTGATTGCGTCATGTCCGCCGTCTGGTTGTCCTGATTCGCCTGCATGGTCAGTTGCTCGGCCTGCGCATCGGCCTGCTGCTTCTGGCCCTGCGCATTCACTACCGCCCCACCAGCCTGCGCAACGAGTGCTAGCCACGCCATGAGTTACCCCTGATTCGAAAGAGCCGTGCCGACCCGGTTCAGGCCGAGCAACCCATAAAGCGCGACCGTGCGCTCCTCGTCGATGCCGGATGTCACGCCGATATTCACGTTCACCCGCGGCCCCAGGCTGGTCGCCCATTCAACATAGGCGCGCATGAGCGAGAAGCCGGCGAATGTGCCGCGGTGTTCGGGCCAGACGAAAACGCCGTAGTCGTACGTGAGCGGCAGATCTGAGAACCAGTCCTGCGACTTGCCGCACGCCATCGCGCCGACCAGTTCGCCATTGCGCTCGTTGACGAAGATCGCGCCGGCGCCGTCGATCAGCGCCGTGAAAAGCGTGTGAACCTTCTGCTCGACGAAACCGAAAGACGCAAAGCGGCCTTCCGCGACCAGCGCGCGCGCCATCTGCAGAAGCGCCGGCATGTCCGCATGGGTGGCGTGTCGGATCATGGCCTAGCCGTTGTTGACAGTGAATTGACGGATCAGCGCGAGCACGTGCCACTTGTACGGCTGATCCTGAACGATCGTGATCTCGGATGAGTCGTCCCACCCGAAATCGGAAATGTCTTTGTCGCCCGTGAAAAGCAACGGCGGTTGGTCAAGCACGTCTTCGCCGAACTGACGGAAGGCGATCGGCTGACCGTTGACGACCGCGCGGGTCGAGTCGAGCATGCGCAGAATGATCCTGCCGCTCCGCTGCTGATTGCCTTGCGACGTGCCAAGCCCGCCGGAGACATTCGGCGTCAGCGCAGTGATCTGCGATTCGTAGTGAAGGCCGACTTCGATGGACGTCGCATTGCGCGGCAGTGTGATCGTGCCGCCGGTGACGGTCATCGGCCCCATATAGACGCCATCAGCCTTCACATCGCACGTCTTGCCTTCCAGCGATGCGAAGCCCGTCCAGATGTTGACCGGCGTGGCACTCGTGCCGATGATCGCCGCGTCCGTCATCACTTCAGGGTCGAACAGCTCGACGTATTGGACGGTCACGGAATTTACCGTGCGCTGCACCACCACGAAAACGAGGTCTGAATCATCACCAGGAATCACGCAGACTGACTTGTAAAGGCCGTCCGTGGTGTGGCGCGCGAAGCCGCAGACGTTGTCGTCGCGGTCGTACGTCATCGATACCAGCACGCCATCGCTGCGCACCATCCAGACGACCGGGTTCGGTTCGGCCTGGAATGCCATGTCCACGATGCCGGGGCCGGTGATGTGCGCGGCAAGGCGAGTCAGGTTCTGCGAGCGGAACGAATCGGTGTTGAAGTCGTACGCCATCGACCGGATTTTCTTACCAGCGCGCTGGGCGTATATAAGTTCGTTGGCCACGCGAACCGGGCGCGCGCTCGCGCAACCGAAGATCGACTGGCTGCGCACGTTGATATTCGTCGGCGTCACGCTGCTGGCGGCGCCGCCGTCGACCGTGAATTCTTCGCCCTGAGTCAGAACGGTCAGGATTTTCGACGAAGCCAGATGCTGGATTTCGTTGACCTGATCAGATGCCGCGGAATACGAGAACGCGTCGGCGTCGTCGGTGCCCGGCGTGAAATCGAAATACAGGCCCGTGCTGCTGCCCCAGATGGTTTCCGGGAAACTGGTTGAGCCGGCCGCATACAGCCTTTGCTGATAGAGGCTGACGGCGCGAGGATAACCGTCGACGCTGTTCCAGACGTACGACTTCAGCGACCAGCTATTCGACGGCGCGGTGATGGTCGCGGTAAGTTCCTTGACAATTCGACCAAGCGCGGAAGAACCGTTCTGCACTTCGGTGATCTCGACGAGTCCACCGTTAATCGAAACGAAACTGCCGACGTCGGTCGGCCGCCACGCGTCACCGGCGCCGTATGCATACATCGTCCCGACCGTGCTGCCGGCCAGCAGGCTCCCATTGAAGGTGAACGTTATCGATGTGGGACTCGGCACCGTCGCAACCGCGTACGTGCCATCAAGACCAGCGGACTCAAAGCCCGAAAGAACGAACGTCTCGCCAACAATCAGACCGTGCGGATCGACCGTTGCGACGGTCATGGTCGTCCCCGTGAGCGACACAGTCGCCACCGCAATTGGAGGCCCATCAACGACAAGGCGGATGCCGCCATCAACCGGCGACTTGTTCGACGGCGTTACCGGCGCCATCGGTGACTGGTCAATCTTCCAACCATTAGGTGCCCAATCGGCTGAACTGAAAACAGACGTTACCGTGTAGTTGGCTTGCGTCGGGCTGGCTATGCCGGTGATCAGACCCATGCCCTGCGCGGTTACGATGTTGCGACCGACATCTGCGGGATGGAACACAGCGGCAGATGTCGACGCAACACCGGTCCCGGCGCCAGACGTCAAAGACAGATGCATCGTGGCTGGCGGCCGCGTGCCAATCTCGTCAATCGGCGCGGGATCGAAAGGTGCATCATCGATAGACCAGGCGGTCTGCAGGATGCGAACGAGGCGCTTCATCGGCGAAGCCGGATGCGCCATAAACATCGTGTCGCTTCCCTGCGCAAACTCGACTGAGAACACGTTGGCAGCGGTCCACGGCGATGAAACCTCGAGCGGAACGCCGGCGTTCACCAGTTGGCCGGTCGATGAAAAGAACCGCACGTAGGAATCGCCCAGCTCGAGTACGTACGCCTGCGACTTGTTGAACACGAACGGGATAAGCCGCGTCGTGCCGGTCGTCTTCGTGGGTGCCAGTAAGCGCGATCCGTCGCGGCGCTTAGCTCCGCCCGACACCTGCGGCACAACGTTCAATTCGACCTTCGCGCCGTTCTGATAGCGGTCGAGGTCGATGTGTCCAGCCAGATCCGGCGACAACTCGCCAGCGTTGAAACTGGTCTGGATGAGCGTGAGCTTTGCCATGGCTTAACGGCCCGGCGCGCGGCTATAGCTGGACATGCGCCCGGCGATCAGCGGAAAGTCGCCGAGCGTTTCCTCGTCGTCATCCTGACCATTGACGGCTTTCGCCTGCTTGAATGTATTGATGAACTGGGCCTGCATCGATTGCTGCATCGACGCGCTCTGCGTGATCGGATACGCGAGCGCGGCAGTCATTGCTGCGGTGACGACGTCGACCAGCGCCGGGTCCCACGACTGTTCGTTCGTGTTGCGGTAGATGTAGACGAACTGCAGCGCCGTCACATTCGCGAGGATGCGCTGGCCTTCGATGGTGTACTTCAGTGGGCAGCCAAGCTGGCCGATCTGAATCGAGCGAAGCCAGTCGTCCGGAAGCTGGAACTGGTAGAGATAGTCAAACGCCGGCGCATCAGTCAGCGGTGCGAGCACGACGCGCTTGGTCGCGCAGTTCCACGGATGCGAGCGCAGAATGGCGTCGCGGGTTTCTGGATAGAGGTTCGAGCAGGCCGTGGCGCGCTTCGATGGGTCCGTGAACGACGAAATCGGCGAATCGCCGAGTCGGATCAATGCATTCGAACAGATCGATACGCTGCTGGTCATCGCCTCGCCTCAAACAAAAATGCCGGGAGCGCGAACTCCCGGCATGACCTCAAACACCTAGCCGGGCAATTCGCCCGTTAGTCGATCACGTAGTCAACGGTCACCGAGATCGCCTGACCGGGACTCACCGGCGTCACTGCGCCGGCGATCGTGCCGTACACGTCCACTTCCTGCTGCGTCACGTACGACAGGCCGTTCTTCGTCAGATTGCCCGTGGCGATCGTGTCGGTTTTCTGCGCCGAAGCGATCGACGTCGCAGCAGCCAAGCCGGCCGCATCAATGACGGTTTTGTCGGACGCCTTGCGAAGGCCGAGCGCGAGCGTCGAACTTGCCGTCCCTGCTGCGGTGTTCAGCCAGCAACCGGTAATGCGCGCGCCGGTCGGAATGCGACCGAAGTAGATCGTGTCGCCGATCTGGCCGGAGATCGAAGTGATCGTGCCGAACATGATCCGCGAACGGCCATTGCGCTCGTTCGGTTGAAGCTTGGACGGCGGGCTAGAGAGAACTTTCGCCATCTGTACCGAGTTTGCTTCTGCCATGATGTGTGCTCCTGAATCTGGTGTTTAGACGGACAGGGGAAGCGGTATTACGCCGCTCCCCACATCACGATCAGAACTGGTAGTCGATGGTGACGACCTTGTTTTCCTGGATTCGGCCAGCGCCGTACGACTCCTGGATATAGATCTGCGTCGCGTTCTTCTTGTCGCGGCGCGGGCCGATGTCGACAACACGGTTCATACCCGTGCCGAACTGGATGCCGGTCTTCGTGTACGCAACCGTGGTCTTCACCGTGCTGACGGTCTTCAGGGCTTCGTACGGAATCCAGTTGAAACCGAGCCACTTGCCGGACAGCTTGCCGTCCTGCAGCATCTGCACGGCCATGAAGTCAGCCGACGTCAGCGTGGTGTCGCTCAGGATGTCCTCGAGCATTTCGGCGTCGTACAGCATGTACAGTTCTTCGCCGTTCTGTTCGTCTGCCTCGGCCTTGCGGAACAGCTTCTTGGCCGTGATCAGCTTGGCCTTCGTCATGCCGGTGCCACCGTCGACGATCTTCTGCGAGGAAGGCAGCGCGACCGTGCCGTAAGGCGTCGCTTCAGCCGCACGCGTGATCGAAGCAGCCAGCGCCGCGTTGTAGATCACAGCGTCCTTCGCGCGGTTCATCGCGGCCACGCCGTTCTGCGTGTAGGTGCCGCCCGGGTTCGCCTTGAGCTTCGGCACGTCGAACGTGTCGACCGGCGTTGCCCAGTCCCAGTCGCCCATCATGATCACGCGCGTATCATTCGCGTTGTCCGACCATTCGGTGTCGCCGAGACGGCTGGTCACCTGGTTGGCCTGGGTCGCGGCGATGTTGTTCGCGGTGAATGAAGTGCCGGTCACGCCACCAACATCGGTGACGGTCGATTGAAGTCGCGACTCTTTCTGCTGCGCGACCATCATGTACGTGTCCGCAAACTGCTGGACAAATGCGGCGGTGATGCTGTCGTTGACTGCCGTGTTCATGGAATGGCTCCCAAAAGGTTCGATGTGTTCTTGTCGCCTTCCAGGGTGTCCGTTACCGGGCCTGTAGTACGGCATCACGTCGGCGAACGCGATGCATCGGGCTTGTCGGGTGTCCGCACGCCACTGCGGGCCGAATGAGCACGATGTTCTTGCAGGTGAGCGGTCGGAATCCCGACCAATTGAGCGTTAACAAAAAAGCCCCGCCGAAGCGGGGCAAACGGGGGTGCAGCGAGGAGACTTGTTATGCGACCGGCGTGTTTCCGTACTTGCGTGCGTAGTACGCATCGACGCGAGCGCGGGTCGCTTTGTGATCTGCGTGCTTCGGATTGGTGTTCGCTTCCGAGACCAGCAGCTTTTGAATGTCGGCCTCACTCGAAAATCCGGTCGTCTGCCCGCCAGTCACTGGAACGTCTTCGCCAAACTCAGGACCGATCGCGGCCATGATCTTGATGAACGTCGGATTGTTGGCGAGCCCGGCCTTTTCCAGATCGTCGAACGACATGCCGGCTGCTTTCGCGACTGCGTCACCAGCGCGATACGCCAACTGGACATTCTTGTTGAACGTGCCTTCGTCGGTCCACGTCTTGCGTAGATCTGCTGTTGCGGCTTCGGTGTTGTGCGCGACGCCACCGGCGACGAGCTGCGGCACCAGTTCGAAATAGCGCGACATCACGCCGTCGAACTGCTTCTGCGACAGGCCCAAGCCGTGCATGTCCGTGCGGAACTGCTTGAACATGTCGTCGCTGCTCAGGTCGCCCATCGCTTCCTTCAGCGTGTCGGGCACCGCGACGGCGTATTCCTCGGCAGACTTCGGCGCGGCGCCGCCATCGCCGAAACGCTTCGACAGTTCGCCATAGCCGCCGGCCAGCTTCTGAGCCGATGCAGCGACGTCAACAGCGCCGTCCGCGCCGTTCACTCGATACTTTTCGGGGATCCAGTCAAAATTCGCACCGCTTCCTGACGGGTCAGCGGCTGCAGCACCGGCTGCGAGGGCCGATCCTGCGCCAGCAGCAGCGCCTGCAGCCGGGTCCACGCCTCCCGCTCCCGTTGCCGAGCCTCCTGCGCCAGCCGCGCCAGTTGCGCCTCCGGCGACGACTCCGCCACCGCCAGCACCACCTTCACCGCTTTGCGAATCCATGAGCGCATAGCGCCTCCAGAACCATTTCATTTTTTATCCTCGCTACTGTTGTGAAATCAGTACGACGTGCCAGCCGACCACGTGCCGGCAACGTTCTCGTACAGCTTGCGCGCCACAACGTCGATGGCCAGATCGCCAGGCGCGCCGATCTCGGCAACGGGCTGACCGATCACTGACGGAATCGAGATCGTTTTCGCGAAACGCGTGTCGGGTGTCGGGTTGGCGGTCCAGCCGGATCCGCCCAGTGTCGAAGTGCCTGCCATGTCACTCTCCTTCTTCGGGTTGCTCAGCGCCATTGGCGCGGTTGATTTGCGTCAAAATGTGCTCGATCACCGCGCGGCGACCTGAACGAAAATCGGTTTCGCGCTGCGCTTCGAGGCCGCCACGAACGTACGTCGATCCGGCGAACCGGTTGACTAGATCCTCAAGCACCAGCTGGCCGGCCTTCGATTCGAACAGATGCGCATACTCGCTGGCTGTCGCAACGGGCGCTTGGGCGCCTGGGATGTTCGCCTTCATTGCTGAGCCACCATTCGGTTAGCCGCAGCAGATCCGGCTGACTTCAACACGTCGCCCGTCACATCCATGCCGAGTTGCTGCTGCTGAGCCTGCGCGGCTGCAGCCTGCTTCTTCTGGCGGAACTGCGCAACCTGGTCGGACGGACGCATGATCGAGTCAGGCACACCGAGACCCTTCGCGGTTTGGCGCGCGGCCTCGTCCGTGTCGACGTTATCCATCACGCTCGGATCTACCTGAGCGATCACGGACACGTCGCCCATGAATCGCTCGATTGCCGTGACTTCCTCGAGCTTCTGCGCGCGCGCGAGCGGCGATTGATACTGAACGGAAAAGTTTCGACCGCCCAGCGAGTCGGGCGGCGGCTCAAATACGCCTGCGCGATACGCCAGACCGAAGCAGCGCGTGATCAGCGGTTGCAGGTATTCAGCCTGCAAGCGGCCATAGATCGGCCCGAGCAACTGGCGAATCAGGTCGACACGAACGTGCACTTCGGTCGCGGTCATCGCCGGGCCGTCCTGCGGCTGCAACTGGTCAGCCATCAGCGTGCGGCGGATGTTGCCCTGCAGCTTGTCCTTCTCGGTGAACGCGACATTGAAGTTCGCCGCGGGCTGCAGCGGCTTCATGCTTTCCACCGAGTTCGCAACGATGATCTTGCGCGGGCCCACCTTGACCGTGCGCGGATTCAGCACGCCGTCGTCTTCGGCGATCCACATGCCAGAAACGGCCATGTCAAGGTTCGCGTACTCCAGCTTGACGATGTCATTCAGCGTGCGGATGTCCGGAAGTGCGTCGAGCACCGGGCCGACGCCGTAGCAGCTATTCGGGATCTTCTTCCAACGAGCGACCACGACGGGCATTTCGTGATAGCCAGACTCACGAACTGTCGCTTTCACGTCGCAGCACAGCGTTACCGAAGCGATCGGGAGATTCTTCGAGCGAACGGCACCGACGACGGAGACGCCGCGCGGATAGATGCAATGGCAGAATTCGAACTGCTGGTCAGGCATCGTCTCCGCAGCATCGGTGATCTTCTTCGGCAGCGTGTCGCCGCGCTTGCTGAATTCGGTGACGGCCTGCTCGGCGGTGAGCTTATACGGGCGAAACACAGTGTCGATACGACCGCCGGGACGCGACGACGCCACGTAGACGCCAGCCATCGGCCAGTGTTCGAAATATAGTCCACCGTTGTCACGGTCCTCGTCGATGTACAGAGCAAACCAGCCAGCGCCCATGCAATCGTCGATGCAATCCGAGGCTTCCGAATCGAAATTGGCATTGTGGATGTTCTCCCACAGCAGCTCGCTTGCGTCGTCGAGCCACCGCGTTCCCTCGTCGTCCTCGCCATTCACGCGCATCTTGAACCACAACGAGTTCGCCGGCGTCATGCCGGACATGATCGAAGCGTTCAACACGCGCTTCGCATCGCTCGCGGTCGAGTCGAAGATCAGCGAGACGGCGCGCGCGATCTCGTTCGCGTCCATCACCGGGCCTTGCAGGCCAGACGCGCGAATCGGATCGGTGAGCATGAAGCAGTCGCGCCACACCAGTTCGTGCACGGTGCGCGCGGACTTCAGGGCTTCGAGCCGCTTGTAGAGGGAGTCGCCGAGGCTGTAGGGCATGAGTTATTGGCCGAGTGTCGACTTACCCTGCGCCATCACAGACGAACTGGTCGCAGCACCAGCGCCGCCCAGACCCGCGCCAGTCGACAGCAGACTGGCAGAGGCGCGCTTCTTCTTGTCGGCGGCAGCCTGCGCATTGGCAGACTGAGCAGCCTGAGCGTCAGCCGCGTCAGCCGCGCTTGTCGCCGTGGTTGACGTGGTGGTCGGCGCCGCTGCCGGCGTGTCTTTCGTCCACAGGCCGCCCGGGTCGAGGAACTTCGAAAAGCTGAAATTGCCCATGGTCGCCTCAGCGGAAGTTCTGCGGGAGTTGCTTCTGGATCGTCGGCACCAGCCAGCCATCTGCACACAACTTCGGCGCGGCCAGCGTGGCGGGATCGATTTCGCTCGAATGCGGGAGGGTTGGCTTGGCGGCCGCCGCACCATCAGGGGCAGGCGCTGCCTCGCGAGCGGCGCGGCGGGCCGCAACAGCAGCCGCAGCCTGCTCGCGCGCTTTATCCTGATCCGGCATGTCGCCAGCATTGCGGAACATCGTTCCGAATTCTTTGCGCTTGCCGGCAATCAGATCGTCGCGCTTCGTCGGCTCAGCCGCGTTCCATTCCTCAGCGGACAGGCCGCTGGTCTCAAACGCGCCCTCGACAATGTCGTTGATCGGCACATCACGCCCGGAAATCTGCATGACCGCGTCGTCGCTGCCAATGCCAGCCAGAACTACCGACGCCGTCGCGCCAACAGCCGGTGCCGTGCTCGGCATGCCAGGCTGCTGCGTCTTGTACTCTCTTGCCATCGCTCGCACCTCCATCCATGGTGCGGCGAGTATTTAGCCCCACGCCGGTCGGAATCCCGACCAATTCACATCCGCCGGTATTCCGCCGCGCTCGGCGGCGGCGTCCATGTCGGCGCGCTCTCAGCGTCTTTGCCAGTCACCTGCACCCAGAATCGCAGAAGCGTCTCGCCACTCGAGTGGCGCGGCTCGGCCCCAAGGTTTCGATAACCCAAAAGCGTGGCCTTCGGGATCTGCGTGTATTCCGCTATCTCGCGAAACGACCAGCCCGCCCCTCGCACCTCGTGAAGAATGCGCGACCAGTCGACCATCGGTACAGGGGCGAGTTGTTTCGTCATAAGCTCAGGCGGCGTCCTTCACGCGAATGGATGACCAGTTGTTGAAAGATGCGACTTCCACTCCGGCGGCGACTACGGTCAGATGGTTGCCATCGATGTAGTACTTCTCGCCTTGCACCTCCACTTCGTCGCCAACGTACGGCTGAACGACGTACGTCACCTTTTCGCGCGCGGGCGAGGCGGACGGGCGAAGGCCACGGTTCTGCACAGAGTCGGCGCTGCACCCGGGGTTGTATGAGGCCATCAGAGCGTCTCCTCGATTGCGTGGATCAGGCGAAGCAGGTCGGCCATGATGATGGCCTCGCCCGATTCGATCTTGCGGCGCAGCGCGGCCAGATGCGGCTTTGCCGGGTGATCGTCGGTCGGTTCGTCAATCGAATCGCTGGTAGTGTCCGCAAGCTGGGCACCACCAGCCAGGACGTTTCCCGCGTCAGCAGCGCCATCGGATTGTTGCTGGGTCGATTCGCCGGCGTTGGATGCGGCCTCGTTCGTCGAGCCATCGGTGCTCGATGCACTGCCCGAGGAGGCAGAGATCGAGCCAGAGACGTTTCCCACGTCAGCGTCCGATTCTTGTTGCGTCAAGCCAGATGCAGAGGTTGAATCGCCGTCCGTACTCGACCCTGCACCCGAGGCGTTCCCACCCTGCGAGATCGTCGAAGCTTGGGAGGTCACCGCCGCGGAAGGTCCCGGCTGGGAGATGGATTCGGACTTCTCCGCCCCGGGTGACAATGCAGGGCCATCCCCGACGTTTCCCGCGTCACCTGCGAGCTGATCGGACGATGCAGCCGCCGCGGTGCCGTCGACGGGCAATGCACTCGGCACAGATGACAAGGTGCCGCTTGCGGATGCGGACGCCGCAAGCGTGGCAACGTTTGGGGATTCAACGGACGCGGTTTCCGCCGCGAGGTCCGAGTTCGAACCGCCGGTCGAAGGCGACTCGCTGACAGCGCTCGCAGGCGACGAGGTTTCCGAATCCGTCGAGGCGGAAGCAATCGGAGTGGATGCCGACTCCCCCGGCGCGGCCGTGCCAGCCTCCGTGCTGCTCGGCTCGACGCCAGCAGTTTCGTCTTCGACCGCGCGCATGGGCAGCGCCGCGATCAGCATCAGTTTCAAAAGTTGCGAGGCTTTCATCATTGCTCCTGGTGGTTTGGTTGCTACGGGGTTAAGCGGTCACGCTGGCTTTCCAGCGCTCCCAACATTGCTGCGCCTGTTCCTCGGTCATCATCGCGATACCGACTTTCTCGAAATGCCATCCGCGAACGCGTTCATCGGCGGCATTTGCGTTGATTGCGCCGAGCGTGGCGCGGATCACGCGCTCGGCGAATTGCTCGATGTTCAGCGGCTGACCGGTCAAACGCTCGCGGCGCGCCATGCTGGCCGATACCACCGAGAGTTCGGCAATGAGCTGCTCGCTCAAATGCACGCGCGCGTGCGCATGCGCGCGCGAGACCGGCGCGCAGTCTTGCGGAATGTATCCTTCACTTTGCTTACAATTCGTCATTTCCCAGATCCCATTCGTGATCGCCGCTTGCGATGAACGCGGCCAGCGATCTGCGGTTGAACTTCACCAACGCCTCAACCCGATACGTCCCGTCTTCGTTGAAGTAGCGCGGCGTCGCGACACCTCGGTACTGCGGCGGCAACTCAACATCAACCAGCACAGCAATCTCGCACTCAGGGTCGTCATCAGCGCGGCGCACCCGGCGCACAACGCATTCGAACGACTGCGCGCCCTCGTACGACTGGAACGGCAATTCCATGCGAACCAGAAGCCTCAAGCGGCCTCCAGCAACGGCAAGCCCATCTTTGCGGCGCGCACCGGCAACCACCGCTCGTAGCCGCGATCCCATACGTCGAACTTCACTTGCTTGGGCGTGCCGCACTCGTTCTGGTCGATCCAGCGATGGCACGGGCCACACCCGGGTACCGTGAAAATGTTGTCCGCCTTGATGCCTCTGCCCTTGCCGTGTCGCAGTTGGTTCGAATGACAGTCGACGACGCACGGGCTCGCCCAGCCGACGCTCACGCACACACCCGGTACGCGGAGATAGCATTCCTCGCCGCGGCACGCCGCGATGTACTTAGAGCCCTCCGCAACTGTGGGCTTGCGGCTGGTGCGCTTCATCGGTTTAGCGGCGCGCGAGATACCGGTACCGCGCGAAAGGGTCGCGTAGACCTTGCCGGGCTTGCGGACGAATCCGGAGCGCTTCACGCCGACACCCGGCCGCTTCGAACCATCGCCACCATTGCGCCGACCACGACAGCATCGGCGCGCGGCCACCACTCAGCGGCGGTGCGGTGCTGCTCGTCCAGTTCGCGCTCGATCGCGCGCGGATCAACAACCGACTTCATGAGCTTTCGGTTCGCGGTCCAGCGGCGCGAACGCTCGGTTTCCGGCGTCTTGAACTCAGGCATGGGCGCGTTCTCGCCCGGCCCCATCCGATAGAAAACTTCATGATGGCGGCCGCGATAGGATTCGATGTGAGCTTGACCGGCCGTGATCAGTTGATTCAGGATCACGCGCACGAACTTGTTGCCGCACCCGATCTCATCTTCGATTTCCTTCGAAGAACGCGCCACACCGTCATTCATCAACGCCATGAACTTAGGTCGATAGATTGAAGGCCTTCCCATGTCACACCTCGCGAATATCAAACGTGCCGCCCTTGGCTTTGCGCACCAGGCGAATGACGAACGGATACTGAGACGCGGCCGCTTTGATCTTCACGTTCGCGTCTTCCTCCATGAATCCCTTGAACTCGTGCAGCTCGAGCGCACCGCTCGCGACGATCACGGCGAAGTCGGGCGTGTAAAACGTGTTGTCGGCGAGGCGGAGCTTGATTCCTTCGAAGCGGAACCAGAGCACCTGACCGATGTGTCGCAATGCCTCGAGGTGCGCCGCATATGCCGCTTCGGACTTATTCATCTTTCCACCGCCCATCCGGCCAAGCTGGCGGTGCACCGCGCGCGGATCTCCGACCATTGCCGCGATCTCGGTACCCAGCACCGGCTGCTCTGCAGAATCCAAGCGCGCCGCCGCGCTGGCGATAGCGCCGCGAACGCGGGCTGTGCCGAACATGCCGCCAGCGATGGCGCTTTCCGGGTAGCGGAGTGCGTTCTTCGACATGATCAGAAGTCCGCTGGCAGAAGACCGTCGCCAAGCGTGGCAACGACTTCGTTAAACCAACGCGCGCCGCCATTGCGGGCGTGGCGCAAGATGTGATCAATCCACGGGCCGCGCCCAGCAGCCTTCGCGACGCGAAGCAGGTACAGGGGTGTCGGCTCATCCTTCTGCCGCGTGACGCTCAGTTCAGCGCCCTTCGCGTTGATGCCTGAGTCGCTTTCCCACCATGAGCCTTCGTATTCCTCGCGCGCCGCCGATTCAGGCGCAGGAGTGCCGTCGAGCCAGCGGCGCTGCTCGAGGTATTTGATGGGCGTCGGGTCGCCGCCGGTGCGCCAGTGCTGTGTCAGCTTCATGGCCTGCACATGCGCGATGATCACTTCGCCGTGCTGCTCAAGCCCGTTCGCATTCCAGTGCGATTCGCACACGGCTCGCTGCTGCTTGCGACCAGACGCATCCGGCCAGACGCTCCAGAAACGATCGAACTTGGTCGACGGTTTTCCGGTTTGGGTGTTTTCATCGATGTGTGTGGGCTGGTTTTCATCGCCCTCGCGACACACTCCAACACCTAAGACTTCTAAAACCTTATCGGGTACCAAATCTGAGGGGGTTTCACTCTGTATTTGGTAGGCTTTAGGTGCGTTTTTGGTACCCTTTTTTTGCGTATTCGAAAGGCTTTCGTTTTTGGAAGGCTTTCGTTTTTGAGAGGCTTTAAGGGTCTTAGATTCGGAAGCCTTTTGTATTTGGTAGGCTTCGAACTCCGCGAGGTCCGGCGGGCTCAGCAATTCAGTCTTGCCAGTGCGGCGGTCCCGCGCTTCGACGACAACGGCCCCAGCAGGCGCCGTCATCTGGTAGACGATGATCTGCTTGGTCAGGCCAGTGCGAACGCCTGTATCGCGCAAATAGCCCATCTGGATCAGACGCTTCGTGCACGACCTGATCGTGTTCGGCGCCATTTCCGTATCGCGGATGAACTCATCGAGCGTGACCCACGTCGTGTAGTCTTCCGCTGCGAAGCTCGCGTACGTCTTCAGCGCATGTTTGGAGTGGCTATCGCCCAACGTCTGGCGTTTGGCCCACACACTGGCGTAGTAACTCATGCAGACGCCTCGATCTCTACGTCGTCATTGACGGGAACGCCGCTGATCGGGCGCAGAAACTGGTCGCGAATGATCCGGTTGCGCAGACCGCCTACAACGGTCCCAGACAGATCAATCGCGCGCAGGGCCGTCCCCGCCACGTGCCAGCGCGGCAATGAGTCGGGACGCATCTTGAACGGCCCGTCATGGAGCCATCCAGACGCGGCGAGGGCTACGACGGCAACAACGCGACCTTCGTTTACACCCGCGGTCACATACGCCAGATCGCCAGCCTTGACGTTCATGCCGGTACCTTTCCATCGATCGTGAGCCGGTAATGAACGCCGCGGCCCGGCGCCGGGATCTTGGCGATGTAGCCTTCGCGCTCGAGCTCGGCAATGAACTTGCGCGCCGCCGACTCGCTGATGCCGCATGCAGACGTGACCTTGTGGATCGGCAGCCGTGCCTCTTGCGACTGGCGGTGAACGCTGCGCGCCAGATGCAGCAGTACGATCTTCTTCAGGCCCGGCATGTCGAAGTCCCAGCAGAACTGTTCGTGAACGAGGCTCATCGCGTACCTCGCATCGATAGAAGGATCGGCAGGCCGATCGACAGTGCGATCGTCGCGAGCATGCCGAACAGGAGAATGTCAGCGTCCATAGAAAGGCCTCACCCAGTGAGTCACGAAGCCGCGCGTCCACGCCGCGGTGTAGAGGATGCAAAGCGCGAAAATCCCGTACTGCTGGGCTTTCCACGTTGCGATGAACCAGAACGGCTGGGCGATCAGCCCGAAGACGCAGGCGTACCGACTACGCGCCGCCCGGCTGTCTTGCGAAAGGAACACGGCCGCAACGCCGCACAGACCGATAGCGATTTGCTCGAGCATCAGGAATCCCCCCCGCCCTGCTTTGTCCCGGCTTGTCCCTGATTGGGACGCGTCTCGTACTCGACGACTGTCGGGTGAAGCACTCCGAAAGCGCTTCGAATCACGTGGTACTCGATGAGCTGAATGGTCGAGACGCCTTCTTTTGCTGCCTGCAATGCCAGATCAGCCGCCTCCGGTCCCGGAAGCTGAATCTCGAAGCTGGTCTTGCACTGATTCACGCGGCCATCCTTGTCCCGGATTGGGCCACCTCGTCACTGCGCTCAAGCAGGTTCGAAGGCAAATTACCTACAACGCCAAGCAGCAGAAGCTCAGCGATACGGGCAAGCGCGGCGGAATCGCTATCGATGCCGTGCAGCGTCTTGAACTTCATCATCGCGTCGTATGTGCGATCAGGAAGACGCGTTTTGACTTCGTTGCGATATTCAGATCGGCGTGACATGAAACCTCCTTTCGTTAAAAAGTTGACGGGACAGAAAATGAAAACAGCGAAATTACTTGCGCTCTTGCGGCGTACCCACCGGCGGCTGAACGTCGTCCTCGCTCTCTATGGCGCCGGGCTCAGCTGGCTTGCGCAGCCTCTTGCGTGCTTGCTCAAGGATCTCGGGCCGCGCGACCTCGAGATACATCAGCCGCGCTGGCGGAAGCCCCTTCTTTTTCCAGCCAGATACCGAAGGCATCCGGATCTTGAACAGACGGGCGGTTTCAGCCGGACCACCAAGTAGGTCGATCACGGCGATTGCGAAGGGGTCACGTTTCTTGTCCATGCCTAAGTCTAAGGCATGCCTAACTAGAAACGCAAGGCATACACAACACTTTTTTTGTTAGTCTTAGCTAATGGCAAACTGGAATCAGCGAATAACAGAGGCGCGGACAGCTCGACACATGTCGAAAGCTGAACTTGCGCGTGCGTGCGACGTGTCGGGCCCAACTGTCACGGATTGGGAGAACGGCAACATAAAGAACCTCGACGCATCAAATATGCTCACGATATGCAAGGTTCTGCGCATAGATCCTTACTGGCTCGTGTTCGGCATAGACAAGTCCAAAGCGCCGATTACAGACCTGAAAGACTCTCTGAGTCACGAAGCGTCAAAGCTGATTTCGTGGGTGGAACGCGTAGATAGGCTTGGCGGTCTGGCCCCTAAATTACTGTCCCATATCAACGCTGCACTGCAGGTTGCAGGCGCTCTTACGCAAGCGCAGAATTCGCCCCGGGATGAGGACTTGGCGGGGGCCGAGGAAGACCTGACATCCCACATCGAAAAGTCCGAGGGGAAAGAACGTGCACACAGGAAGCACAAGCCATGAAGCGGTCACAGACCTGGCCGCGTATCGAAGAAACAAGGAATCTGAGAGAGCGATCGCAATCGAGCGACAGCTCGACGCCGAGGAAACGATCACCGAAATAGCCCGCTACGTGCTCCTTATCGTCCAGGCGATAAAGCGCCCACGCCACTAGTCACGATCCCGCCAACCGGCGGGATTTTTTTCGCCCGCATACTTGCCCATACCTAAATTTGTCTTGACACGAACATTAGTCATGCCTAAGCTTCACTCAACCAAGGAGAGCGCTGATCGACGCGGATTGATCCAGTCCGCTGCACTCAGCGTCACTCCCGTTGAACAACCTTTTTGGCCCATGCGGGGTGAACCATGTTCTATAGCGACTACGGCGTCAGGGTATATCGGCCGCGCCTCTCGAATTACATGCTGCGTTTCGCGGCGCATTTCGATCAGTACCTGAACGCCCAGTTCGTGCGCTCGGTCGGCTATGACCAGATCGTGTGGTGCTGACGTGAATCGATCCTATTCCGATAACGATCTTCTCGCCGCTTGCCAGCACCAAGGCAAGGTCGGTGCGTATTGCGGCATCACGGCTGTTGCTATTGGCTGTGTCTGGTTTCTCTGTGTTGCATGGCGTGCGGGGGTTTTTCAATGAAAGACCTCCTCAAACTCTGGGCGATCGAGGCCGTCGTGTTGGTCGTCGTCATTCTGGTGCTCGGCGTCTGCCATGAATGGGACCAGCAGGATACCCAGCGGATCCGCATTTCCATGATGCGGGGTGCCTAAATGGCCTGCAACTGTGTACGTGAAAACCAGACCCGACTGGCCGAGCACTACTCCAAGCAACTCGGAGTGCCCGCAAAGGCTGAGGCGAAGAATGTCGCGATTGTGTTCGGCACGGACGTGAACGAGCGTGCCTACATGCCTTACGCCATCAAGGCCGACAAACCGGGCTGGCGCAGCGCGAAGGGCAAAGAGATCAGCATGTTCTTCAACTACTGCCCGTTCTGCGGCCAGAAGACTGATCCGGTGGCCTAATGCGCACGCTATGGCAAATCGTCGAAGACGTCGCAAACGGCTCGCTGTCGCGCTGGGATGCCTATCGTCTTGTCCGTGCACAGCTACGCGCCGCGCGCCGCCAGGCGATTCGTCAGGCGCGCCGCCGTGCTAATCGCCATGGATGATCCGCTCATCCTTTTTATCCTTTGCGTGCTGGGCGCCGTTGCTCTCGGCGTCGCGCTCGCATGGGCACATCTGTTCGTCTGGCCGGTCGACACCGGCACTCACGACTTTCACAGGCCGCTGCAGCAGCGGGCAAACCGCGACGCGGATGCGCGCCGCCATACCTCACGGAGCGATTCATGAGAGAGAAAATCACCAAAACCCCGGAAGCCTTAGCGGCAGAGCGGGAGCAAATCGAAAAGATGCGCGAGGAATTGAAGGCGCTCTGCAATCGAGTTCCTCCGGCAGTTCTCTCCGGCAGTTCTCTCCGGCAGTTATCAGACAGCAGTCGCGTGGAAGAAGGCCGCGAGCGATGCCTATAAGATCGCCTGCTCGAAATCCCCGACGCTCACCAAGCTTGTTGATGCACGGACTGCAATGCAGGTTGCAGCGCGTGCGGCATGACGTACGTCTCAGTCACCAAGACGGTCGATGTGGACGTGGACGTCGATCTGTCCGACATCGATACCGATGATCTGGAGACGGAACTTGAAAGCCGTGGCGTCGGTGACGTTCGCGGTTCTGATTCCGACGACATCCCGAGAATCTTCGAAGCGCTGTACGTCGGCAATGAACAACTCGCGCTCGAAATCACGCGCAAGTTCGTCCAGGACGCCACCGGCCGGCTGCTGCCCTGACTAGATCCTGCATGACCGCCTACTACAACGAGATCGACCCATACGCCGCGCAGTGGCTGCGCAACCTGATCGCCAAGGGGCATATCGCCGCCGGCGAAGTTGATGAACGGAGCATAGAGGATGTTCGACCAGACGACCTTCGCGGATTCACCCAGTGCCATTTCTTCGCCGGAATCGGTGTCTGGTCGTACGCGCTTCGACTCGCCGGCTGGCCTGATGACCGACCTGTTTGGACCGGTTCCTGTCCGTGCCAACCTTTCAGCCAGGCAGGCAAAGGCGCTGGGTTTTCTGACGAGCGGCACTTATGGCCTGCGTGGGACTGGCTCATCAGCGAGTGCCGACCTGCAGTCATCGTTGGAGAGCAGGTTGCGAGCAAAGACATCGATCCTTGGATCGACCTTGTTCAAGCTGACCTGGAAGCGATGGGTTACGCCATCGGGTGTGTCCCGTTCCCGTCTGCGGGCGTCGGTGCTCCGCACATCCGCGACCGCGCGTATTTCATGGCCCACGCCGACGGTCAACGACTCCACGGGAAGCGCGTACGCGTACAGCCGGGGAAATCACGACAAGCCAGTTCTGAAACTGGTCGGAGCGGCGCAGTTGGCATCGTGGCCGACTCCGATGGCAGGCACACCGGCTCAGAAGGGCTACAACGCGGCAGGCAACACGGACAGCAGTCGGCGCACGGTGGCGCTCGTTGCGGGGTGGCCGACGCCGGCAGCGAGCGATGGCTCGGGCGGCAAGGGATTCAGGCCGGGCGTATCGATGACCGGGCTCATGCCGGACGGCTCGAAAGTGACGATGGATCTGTCGGCGTCGACGAAGCTCGCATTTCACGAATTGAACCAGCCGGCCCGACTAACGGTTTCTGGCGAGATGCTGATTGGCTGCTCTGCCGGGACGAAAAGTGGCGGCCAGTTGAACCCGGCTCATTCCCGCTGGCTGATGGCGCTCCCGCCCGAGTGGGACGACTGCGCGCCTACGGTAACGCGATCAACGCGCAAGCGGCAGCAGAGTTCATCCGCGCAGCGCGCGAAGCAATCGAATGAGTGAGGACATATGAACACCACTGATAGCAAAGACGCTGTTACGCGCGAACAGATCGAGCAATGGGCGCAAATCGCTGGCCTGCGCGGGATGCTCCATACAGAAGCTAACATTGAGCGGCTCGCCGACTTCGCGATCTTCGCGCGTCAAGACTTCGCCGCTGCTCTCGCCACCAATCCGCAGGCAGACGGCGCGACTGTGCCACCGGAAGTCATGGCCGCACTTGATCGCATGTGCACGCCGCTCGACGCATCGGTCTTGTCTGGCGCGACGGCATCGGCAGACGCACACAGCATGCAGGTGATCCACGACTATGTTCTCGCCACCGCCCGATCTGACGCTCCGACCGATGAGTTGCGCGAGGACTTGCAAGAGGCTCGCGAGATCCTTGAAAACATGGTCCGCAGCATCGAACTCGATGGCAATTACTCTACCGAGGCGACGTGCACGTTTCTCCGGCAAGCGTTGATGTGCTTGCCTACCGAACTCGCCGCTACCCACGCTCCCGCGATGGCAGAGACGGTGCGAATCTCATTGCTTGAGAAGGCACTGGTGTATGTCGCGCATTCGATGCACAGCGAACCGCAATACATGTTGGCCGAAGGCATCACTCTCGGAGATGTCAGCTACGTGCGTGTGAATGTCGGCACTCTGGACGTTTCGGTGCAGATACCTGAGAGTGTCGCTCGCGCGATATACGACACGGCCGCCCAAACGACTGCGCGCAAAATCGCTGAGCGGCGCGATGCTATTGCCGCTGCATCTGGCGGAGAGCTGGGATCGTGAGCGCCATTCGAGTTTGCGCGATCAGCGACATTCACTGCTCTGTCGGTTGTGGGTCTGGTCCCTGCCTGAAAGAGCAGGCCTTGAACCATCCCAACAGAGTGCAAATGGCCATCCCCAACAGGCCCGAAGCCGGGAATATGCAAATGACGAACGAACAGATCACCGAATTGGCCGAACCGTTCTGGCTGAAAGATGCCCAGAAGGAAGGCGAGTTCTTCGACGCCAATGGCTTCGCCCGAGCGCTGCTCTCTGCAAGCAAGCCTGCCGTGACCGAAGGGTGGAAGCTGGTGCCGGTCGAGCCGACCGAAACGATGGTTGTGGATGGCTTTGAGTCTTGGCCCAGCGCTATTTTCAGCAACCCGAAAGACTGGGGCGCATTCGAGTCGATGAGCGGATGCCAACAGGCGGCGCATAAAGCCCGGCTTTGCTATGCCGCCATGCTCGCCGCATCCCCTGCCGCGCCAGCGCAATCGGGGGAGACGGTGGCTCAGTGGCAGTCACGCGTCATTTTGGACGGCGGTAGGCGCGATCAATGGATCAATATCGACGTAGAAGGGGCTGAAACGCTGCTCAGAGATTATCAAGACAAGTACGAAGTGCGCGCGCTCTACACCGCCCCGCAGCCATCCCCGACTGCCGTGGTGCTGGACGATGCACGTCTAGGTTGCTTTGTGCGCAAACTGGTCGAACAGCTATCAGACAGCCCGAAATCGTTCCTCGCTAACGTCCAACGCGCGATTGCAGACTTGAACACGGATCAAGCTGCTGTGGCGCTGGACGATGAGCGGGCGGTGTTGACGCCTGTCGGCGATGGCTGGCTGGACGACCACATCACGAACAATGTGAAGTTCATGCGGGGCGAAATGCTCGGCGTCTACTACTCACAGGGCTGGCAGGACGCAGAGCGCCATCACATCAAGCAGGCAGAGAAGGATGCAGAGCGTCGGCTCGTTTATGGCACCCGCGCCGCATCCCCGCAACCTGCCGTTTGCGCGACGTGCAACGGGCACGGCATGATCGGCGGTCCCTCGTACTATGCGCCCGATGAAGGTGGCGAGCCATGCCCCGATTGCAATATCGCGCAACCAGTGGAGCAGACGCGGGCGCTGACCGAAGATGCGGGCGATGCTGCACGCTATCGGTTGCTGCGTCGCGGTCAGCACTGGAGTGTGATCAACGGTATCGGCGATACGTTGCGTGGCGAAGACCTAGACGACGCAATCGACGCCGCCATGATCGCCGCGCGTCCGGCAAGCGGAGAGACAGAATGACTGATGACGAAATCCGAGAGATCGCGGATGACAACGATTCGGGGCGCACGACGAGCGGACGACGCCTGTTTTCGGATCGCAACCTTCTTCTGTTCGCCCGCGCCATCGAGCAAGCATCCCGCCGCGCGGCGCTGGCACATTGTGCAGATAGTCTTTGCAATGTTCGGGCTCACGGAGGGGATATAACCGCGGCCATTGGTCTTATCCGCGCCCTTGCTGGAGCCACAAGCGGAGACAAAGCATGACCGAAATTCAGATCGCCAGGCGTGCGGTCCAACTCTACGCTGAACAGCACCCGCGGCCTCCGCACGTCACGATCATCCAGGCTGCGGAAATGCTGGGGCTCAGCCGGCACACGGTATCGAAGATGGTCAAGACCGGCCAGATCAAGCTGAACAAGTGCGGCCTGATCCCGATCGAGCAGGTCGACGCGGCCCTGCAGCCCGTCTAAAGGCGCGCGGCGATGTCCTCGGCGGACTCTCGGTAATACGTCGACATGAGAATTTTCAGGTCGGCGTGGCCGCTGATTTTCGCCAGCGTCATCACATCCACTTTTCTCGACAGCCGCGTCAGCGCTTCGGCGCGCGAGTCGTGGAAATGTAGATCGGAGATCGACGGGTAGACTTCAGCCAGGCGGTTGCGGTTCTTCCTGAACAAAGCATCGAGCGACGCGGATGAGATTCGGAAGCACTTCTCGCGGTCGGCCACCGGCTTAAGCAGGCGAAGCGCCTGGCGCGTCAGCGGGATCTCGCGCGGCCGGCCGGTCAGGTGCTGCGTCTTGTGAGGCACCCTTGCCACGCGCCGCCGCATGTCGAGCGTCTTTTCCCCCAGATTCAGTATCTCGCCGGCGCGCATCGCTGTCCGGAGCGCGACGAGGAATGCGAGCGCCACTTCCTGACTGAGCGACTTCGGCGCCACGCCGGATCGATAGCCCAGCCATCGGCAGATCAGCTTGACCTCAAGCGGTGA